TGAGTGATATAACTAGTAATTTTCGGCATTTATATCAACTTCTCAAATTTATATTTATTACCATGTATATCAGTAACATCTTTGTGATTATTTTTTATTTTGTCGCTAATATAACTATGACTTCTGCCTAAGAATTTTCCTGCTCTACTCATACTTATAAATTCATATTCGATACCTAAATGATTAATAAGTTTTACAGCCATATTGGTATGCATTAATCCTGTTTCAAATGCATGCCTATTATTTTCCAAGTGATTACACCATTCAAGATTTTCTACATTGTTATTTTTGGGGTTCCCGTCAATATGGTTAATACAATTTTTACCTTCTATCATTGGTATAAAGGCGAATGCCACTAATCTGTGGACTAAAAAATCTTTGCGTTTACCATTTTTCCAAAGGGTTACTCTTACATCTCGACCATTAGGTGTTTTATCTTTTAAATAACGCTGTTTCCAATGCCTCCATTTTTGATAACGGTTAGACCAAGTAACTTTATTTTTGTGAGTTCTAACTCTACCTTTACTGCTTACTTCGTATATGCCCTCGTAACCTACAACATCTTTCCATAATTCGTTCATCTAACGCCTCCTAAAAAGGAAGATCCTCTATAGAGTCTGCGTTGTTATCAAAAGGATTATTACCAGTTTGAGTTTGTCTTTGTTGATGATAATTGTTGTTTGGTTGTTGGTTGTTATTCTTCGGTTCTAAGAATTGAACACTGTCCGCTACTACTTCTGTCACAAATACACGTTGCCCGACTTTATTTTCGTAGCTACGTGTTTGTAATCGCCCGTCTACACCTGCCAGCGACCCTTTAGAAAGGTAGTTTTTAACATTTTCAGCTTGTTTCTTGAACACTACTACGTTTATAAAATCTGCTTCACGCTCGCCTTGAGCATTCGTGAATGTTCTGTTTACTGCCAATGTGAATGTACCTACATTTACGCCATTTGGCGCGCTTCTTAATTCTGGGTCTTTTGTTAAGCGTCCTACTAATACTGCTCTGTTTAACATTATTGTTTCTCCTCACTATCCAATTGTTTTAATCCCGCATCTAATTTTTGGTGTGCTTCTGCGATTTGTTTTTGACTTAATTTATTAATGTTAGATATTTTTAGCCATCTCATCGTTTTATCGATAGTTGCATCTCGCCCTTTTTCTTGAGATAAGTTCACGAACTGATTGATACGCTCTTCTAATTCTGTAATATCGTTGTCACTTGCACTTGGTAGTTCCTCGCCGTTGTAGATATATAAGCCTAAACCGTGTAAAGCCGAAGCTTTAACAAAACATCGTTTTTGCGCTTTGTTAATATCGAAAGTTGTTGCACTACCTTTAGCAAGCGATTTATTTCTAAAGTCCAATACTGGAAGCCACTCAGTCTCTGTACTATCTTTCACAGTCACAGATACCTGTACAAAATAGCCTTCTGGTGTAGCCAAATAAGGTACAAAATAATTTTCTGTGTTAATATCTGGATGTGGAAACTCGTGTACTTTTACTGTGTAGTTTGGGTCAATCTTTTTCAGCTCTTGGTGTGCATATGACCATGCTAGATAAGTTAATCCATTTTTTTGTTCTGTATGATCATTCACGTTTTTACTGTTCAACTGTTCAAATAATGTTTGTTCAGTCATGTTCTACCTCCTCATACTCAATTGTTTCTGTCACTGTTTTCTTGATTGCTTTGTGCTTAGACATATCAATAACAGTTTTGTCTAGTCCGTCGAATTCTCTTGCGTCTCGCATATCAGTTGAATACTTCACTGTGTCGTTCACTTCGGTTGGTCGGTTTGTAATAAATAGATTTTCATCTTTATGCTTGATTAGATAAGTTACAGTCTGCTTCATAGCGACCTCCTACCATTTCATGACTAAGTTAATTAGTCTGTCCTGTTCATCTGTGTTCTCTTCAATCCATTCGTAAATAGATTGATTTAATATGTCTAATGCTGTGTATAGATCGTTCTCATTAGTTATGTTTATGCCGTCGATAAACTTATCTTCTAAATCTAAGATATTCACCAGAATGCTGTGGTCCTTCTTCTTAACTGCTAATTTAAAATCAAATCCGTCTACATTAATTACCTTCTGACATACATCGCCTATTTCGTAATACATCTTGACTTCCTCCGTTTTTCGTTTTATATTGAACGTGAATTAATTTTGCTAATCGTTTGTCTCTGTTACTTGTTGGCGCAAGTAGCAGTTTTTTTATTCTCCATAAAAGTATTCCTTATAAAATATGAATGTCGCTATACTTGCGAATCCCGCGATTGACCATGCTGTAGTGAAGTACAGCAATGGCATAAGCACAATTGCTAAGACTGTGAAGCATAGTACTGCTACTAGGTAGCTTTTATAAATGTTACTCATTTTCTTTTTTCTCCTCTTTGGTTGTTTCATCGTTTATCAAACCTTGCATTTCCATTAATTTTTGAGGTATACCAGCTTTTAACTGGATTTCGTATAACATTTGTTGAATGTGTGGTGGCACTTCTACCATTCCTTTCGTGTATAATTTAGTTATCTCCTAGTGAAAGGAGGTGATAAGTATGGAATTTAATGATTTTCAAAATTTCTTTGGTGAACTTAGTAATCAAGCCGAAAAAGAATTCGGTGGTGACAGTGACTTTTTTAGAGATAGAATAAATAAGTTGAAAGAAGATGCTCCTGAAAACGTATCTTACGAAATTATTTATTCAATAGCTTTATACGAAAGCTTAAAAGCTCAACAAGATATGAAAATTTTGAATACAGTTAAATATCTTTTAGATCGTGACTAGCAATATCCAACAATGATTTGCTCTGAGCATTATTAATTTTTGGATAATCAAAATTTCTAAGTTTAAATCTTGTGTTTTTCTCAATCTTCCAAACCTTCCACGTCACAACTGCCATTGTGATGAGGAGGGTTGTTTTGTATAGTGTGTTCATTGATAATTCCTCCTATTAAGTTGTTTGTGTTTCACCCAAAAACTTATTAACAAAGTATTGTTGTCCTTTGCCTGTTACTTTTGGCGTCTTACTAATTGATGTGTGACCGTCTGAATGTGTGATTGATGTTTCTTTAATTTCGAATAACTCACGTTCCATTGAATACTGTGTAGGCATGTTATAATCCACACCCTTGCGTTTAATTAGGAATCCGTTTTGACGTAGCCATTCGAATAATCTGCGTTGCCCGATGTTTACACCGTTTTGTTTAATGATCTTCGCTAACTCTCCAACTAAAATTGATGTCTTAGTAGTAGCTACTGCATCTGCAAATACAATTTTTGGTTTATCACGTTCAATCTTTGTTTCTAATTGATTGATTGTGTTGTTAGCAATTTTTAAAGCACGTTGCATAATCATTTCTGGACTGTTCCATGCTTTTTCAACTTGGATGAAGTATTGCCTTGCACGTTTGCCAGGTTCACTACGTTGAATCATTGCGATTTCTTTTGCAGTGTCTAGTGTGAGTGCGTGGTCAGTTTGATTCTGACGACCTCCTAGTGGGTTATGGACAAAAATGTCCGTAACTACATAATCGATATTTTCTTCAAATCCGTAATCACTCATTCTTTCAAACCATTTTTTGTATGGAGTCTTAACTTCTAATGCTTGATGAAGTTCTCGACCGCTGATTGCGATTTCTCCATTTTCTTTTTCTTGTATATTGAACATTTCGCCGATGTTCGATTTTGTTTGTAATGCTTGCATTTTATTTCTCCTTTACATTAGCGATATCAACTTGTAGTGCATCGCATATTTTTTTTACTGTGAGGAAGCCGGGATTTTTAACTTCTGTTTCGATAGATTGAATTGTCGAATTTTGTAATTCTGTTAGCTTCGCTAGTTGATAGCGTGTTATCCCCTTTTCTTCTCTCAATTCTTTTAAGTTCAGCATCTTACCACTCCTTATTGTCTATAACGATATTTCGTTATATAATTAATCCAACCCCACTACACTGGGAGGTGATTTCCTTGCTTATGCGAGTTTTTAAATCATCCTGTGGTTTTATAGGTTAGTAAGTCTAAATTAGAACATCGTTTGTTGTGTTCCACAGTCAACTGAGACGTTAACAAGGTATGCGTACTAGAAGGTAGTAACTTTTAGGACGCTAGACTTTGATGGAAAACCTAAGCACCATACAGGGCTGGGGACGATACCAGCAAAAATTGTGCTGTTAGTCGTAGTGATTAGAACCAAACAAAATTTCCGTAACACATACCTTCTACGACAAGGTGTGTGTTTTTTTATTGGAAACAAAATGTTTGTAATGCTTGCATAATGTTTATGCTTATTTCGTGTATAATGTTGTTATCAACCTAAGGAGGTGATAAGTATGAAAGCTTGTTTATATCTTTCTAACGATAAATTTGTTGAAATCGATAATTTAGAAAAAGTGATAAAGTCAGGTCATCGCGGAACTGTTGAAATATCAAAAGAAAAAATTAAAAGTTCCTTGTTCACTAATGGCTCATATACTTTTGTTGGAGACAAAATAGTAGCTATCGCTTCAGCTAAAATCGAATTCATAGAATTTATCGATTAATCTCTTTAAGCAACTCTGCAACTGCTCGCAACAGTTCAGGGTTGTTTCTTGTTTCTAAATTACTGTTTGCATGTTTTAGTAAATTAAGTTTTAATTTACTTTTTTCTTTCGCGATTCTAAATTTTTGTAACATTTGTTGTTCCTCCTTTATTCGAAATCATCGATAGTTAATTCTGAAACTCTCTTTTCATAGATGTATAAATAATAGTTTTTGATTTCTCGATAAACTTTTGCTGCTAGGTTGTATTCACTTTCACTCAAGTCTGAATTAAGTGTCACTCCAAAAATTGATAATGTTAATTTTCTAATATGGTCATGAACATCTTGTACATAAGCTTTTTGATGAATTGATTCGAAGCCATGCTGATACTTTTTTAGCGGAATCGGATGATTGAGCTTCCTCAATCTTCCTAGCGACAAATCTTTTGCGAAATTGAGTTTTTTATTGATTTCTTCTAAATCGTCATTATTGATTCTTACTTTACTGAAAATTGCACCTGAGCTGATTGGTTTCTCGCCTTTTATAGTATTTCTAACTTCTTTCGCTATAATTTCTTTCAACTCTTCTTTGGTTAACGTTATTTGTTCCATAGTGTCCTCCTTTTAAGATGTTTGTTTTTGTTCTGTTGACATTTTGGAAACTCTATAAGTAAAAAAAATACCGCACTTATCTTGTGGCAATTCTAGTACTTCAATTACTTTTGCTAAATCGTCAACATTAATTCTAATATGCCCGTTTTCTTTTTTTGAATAAGTTCCTGGTGTCATTCCTAATTTTTTTGCCATATCAGAAATCGAAATGCCTTTAGCAATGCGTTCAGCTTTCATTCTTTTGACGTTGAACTCATACATTTGCTCACCTCCGTTTTTTGAAGTTAACTCAATACTAAACCTAAGTTTCCTAATTGTCAACAAAAATCTCGAAAAATATTTTTTATTCTTTTAAAATGCTAGTTGTTTCCTATATGGAAAAGTGTTATTATACTGTTATAAATAAAACGGAGGTAAATTTGAAATGAGAACTTCAGCGGAAATAGGTAAATTAATCAAACAACTACGAAAAGAGAATAATGTGAATTTAACTGATTTTGCAACTAAGATAGGTGTCAATAAATCTACCTTATCCCGATATGAAAACGGTAGCAGAAAAATACCTATGGAGGATATAGCTGAGATTGCCAATGCATTGAAAGTTACCCCAGAATATTTACTATTAAAAAATAGACAAACAGAAAACGAAGTACAACATCGTGCAGCTCATTTAGAAGGAGAATTAACTGATGACGAGTGGCAAAGAGTTTTAGATTATGCAGATTATATAAGAAGTAAACGTAAGTAAAGGATGTATCAGATGGGATTATATGAAGAAACTTTAATACAACATGATTATATTGAAATAAGAGAGGCTGATGTACTTCCAGATAATTTAGACGGGGTATGGTTAGGAGATTTAATTTTAATAAAGCGTGGTTTATCAGATAGAGAAAAAGCAGGAATTCTCTTCGAAGAATTAGCGCATAATAAACTTACATACGGTGATATAGCCGATTACTCGAATTTCAACAATCGCAAGTTCGAAAATTACGCAAGACGACACGGCTTTATCTCAGCAGTCCCGTTACGCGAAATTGTGGAAGCGCACAATTACGGTGTACGTAACTTGTATGAGTTGTCTGAGTATCTACAATTAAGTGAAGAATACATATTAGAAGCAATAGAACAATATAAAAAGATATATGGTATTGGTACTCACTACGGCGAATTCTCAATTACATTTGAGCCGTTGAGAGTTTTTAAATTGCATCATATTGATTAACAGCGCCTATGTGGCGTGAGGAGGATGAGGGATGGAAGAGAACGCACCTTTAGAAACAGCAGTTAATAATTTTAAAAAGATTCAAAATAGCGAGATTTACAAATTTAAATATATGAATTCATGGTGTCTTGAATATTCAGAGTTTTTATTGGATGAAGTTAGATTGTTAAAAGAAAACAAAAGTTACACCAGATATAAAAAAGGCACTATAATTTATGTAAAGTTAGGTGTTAATGTTGGCAGAGAGTTTTCTGGAAACCATTTTTGTATGGTACTTAATAATCACGATTCAAATAAAAATCCAATATTAACGGTAGTTCCACTTACATCTTCCAGAAGTAAATTCAATGTGCATATCGAAGAAGATTTGTTACCTTTAGTATTGGAAAAAATGGACGTAACGGGTAAGGATTTAGCTAAAAAAATCATGAACAATCTTGAAAAGGTGTCAAAAGCAGAAAACCCATACGATCAAAAATTACTTGATGAAAACAAATCGCTGAATGACGACTTCAAAAAATATTCGAAGGTTCGCAAAAGATATGAGCGATTCAAGTATAAAAAGACCTATGCTAACGTTTTAAATATCACTACAATCAGCAAGGATAGAATATCGAAAATTAATAGGTATGACCCTGCCGGAGAAATATCATATTCAAAAGAAACAGTAGATAAAATTGAAAATAGTATAAAAATTAGATTTCTTAGTTAAATCGCTTGAACTACACTCTCTTTGATGGTATATTACATATATACAAAACAAGCCGCTGAAATATTTGCGGCAAGCTTCAAATTAGACAAGTCTCTGAAATATTTGCGACATGAGAGGGTGCATCTGCGCTCTCTCTTTTTTTATACAATTTTCACGGGTAGCCCGCCTACCCTTATTATTTTTTGCCAATTTTGAGGAGGGAGCACATGAAAGTAGCAATTTATACTAGAGTGAGTACACTTGAACAAAAAGAAAAAGGACACTCTATCGAAGAACAAGAAAGAAAATTAAGAGCTTACAGCGACATAAACGACTGGAAAATTCATAAAGTATATACTGACGCTGGATACTCCGGAGCTAAAAAAGACAGACCCGCTTTACAAGAAATGTTGAATGAAATAGATAATTTTGATTTGGTTTTAGTCTATAAACTAGATCGATTAACTCGAAGTGTTAAAGACTTACTAGAGATACTAGAATTGTTTGAGAATAAAAACGTGTTGTTTAGGAGCGCAACAGAAGTATATGACACAACTTCTGCTATGGGACGTTTGTTCGTAACATTAGTAGGTGCTATGGCAGAGTGGGAGCGTACTACAATTCAAGAGCGTACTGCAATGGGTCGACGCGCATCAGCTAGAAAAGGGTTAGCTAAAACTGTCCCTCCTTTCTATTACGACAGAGTAAACGATAAATTTGTGCCTAATGAATATAAAAAAGTATTACGATTTGCAGTAGAAGAAGCGAAAAAAGGTACTAGTTTAAGAGAAATAACTATAAAATTGAACAACTCTAAATACAAAGCACCCTTAGGTAAAAACTGGCACAGATCAGTTATAGGCAATGCTCTAACG